ACAGTCCTGTGGATTAGTACCTTGTACTGTAGTCACATTGGCTCTAGTAGGAGAAGTCCAAATCGGATTTGGCACAGTGCCTACATTTATGTTTCTAACAGTATCATATGATCCATTTGGAAAACGTATGGCGACTTGTACTTTAGGCGGAGGTGCAGATCCTCTTCCATATCCGCCGCCATCTTCAATTTGCATACATTGTACTGTATAATACCAGTCATAATACTCGCGCTCACCACCGTCACTATAATATGAAGGGCTTTTTGTTTCTGCGCCTGTAGTAGGATTTACATATTGATTTAAGTTAACGACCGGGGTCGCAGTACCGTCACCTGCGCCGGCGCCGGTAGCAACAAAAGTCACCCCAACTGTATTACTTGCGGCGCCTATCAAAGTAAAATCAGTAGTGCCTACAGTAGTAATAGTGAACTCCCAACCTACTGTAAATGATCCTGCGGTCTTCACAGTACCGTCAGGTTGATAATCAGGGTTAGTATTGTTAGGTGTTACTGTAGGAGCCACATAAGGTTTTGCAATTTTATAATAATCTGGTTGCAAGATGTCCATCGATGCTTCTTGCCATGTAACTGCTAGAAACATTTCTTGATATGTATTTCTCAACTTAAATGTTTCTGTATCTTTGATCAACTGTGTCATTCTTACCCAAGGATAAGGAAGACCACTCATAGCACCAAAGAAATTGCTCATGGTATAAGTGCCTTGCGGGCCCGCGCCCAACGCTTCTTTTCTAGTGCCGTTGTCGGCTAATGGTTTATTTGTAGGTATCTGAAAATTATCAACAACGCTACCGTTTATTTGCGGTAGTCCTACTGAAGCGTTCTCCATGCTGTATACTACTTTAGCAAAGTCAGTTGCAGGAACTTTATCTATATTTCTAACCTGTTGCATAGTGTACGCAAAGGCGCCGGCTAATATAGCCTGATCAGGTGGCAATATGCCATCAAGATATGAATCAAAGCCTTCTGGTGGTGGTGTCATAGCCATATCATTTATCGTCCAATTGACCTATATCATCTTGGAAAAATCCGCCACCGAGGCTAGTTTTTCCACCCGTCGGTGATATTGTTCCTATACCTGAACCTGATATTCCTACACCTGATTTATTAGGTGTGTTTTCTGAAATCACGTTAGGTGTAGGTTGCGGGGTTGGTGCAGGTATATTAGGTGCGTTTTGAATTTCTCTAGCCGTTGCCTTAACAAAACCTTGTGCTAAGAACTCTCCCGTTGAAATAATTGCAGAGTTTACAGTAGGATTAGTATCAACATTCTCTTGCAATAACTTAGGAGTGTTAGGTACATCCTGTACCGCTGCTAAAGTTTCTGATGTTAATACACCTTCTGCTATAGCCATCTTGTTTTCTGTCACCGATACATCTACACTGTTATTAGTCAGACCGAAATTACTTTCGCTGACGCTAGTTTCTATCATAGGAGGAACTAGAGTGATAGGAGGTGCCCCAGGTGGTACTAACGTGCCTATCTTATCTTGCATAGCCGGAGAATCTAATGTCGGGTTGACGTTACCTGTATTTGGCTGGAACAACGGATAATAAGTTTTTGCACTTTGTACGGCGCTTTGTGATACATTGTATGTAGGCACTGTCAACGTGCTATAACTATTAGGAAATAGTTTTTTGATGTTGAGACAATCACCTAACGTAGTTATACCTACTGTACTACAAAAGCAAGTAGTTAATATTTCTTTTAAATCTTGTCCAACAATAACTAAGAAGGAACCATACATTTTTTGTTCTTCTTCTTTTGTGGCAGTCTCAGAACCTGTAGCAATATCAGTGATTCGTGCTTGCGGTATACCAGAAGTCAACAGTGCTAAATTCAAACTGCCATTTATCGCATTATTGTTGTTTAGAGTTTTTAGTAATGTAGATGGTAGACCAAATGACTTTATATACTGCCAATCAATTATCTTACCTAAGTTCAATAAATCTTGACCGAATTCTTTAAATGCTAATGATGCTCCTGCTACGTCAGCCGTGATGAGATCGTCCATATTTGAATACGTTCCCTTCAAGAAAGATCGGCTGTTTGTTATAGAATATATCGCTTCATTTGTAGATTGCATGAATCCATAGAAACTCATGAAACTATCTACAAACATTCTGTACTCAGGAGTATTCAAAGGTTCTTGGATCCAATATCTTTGTGGATTATACCCTTTTATTTTTAACTCGTTGTTGAAATCAAATTCATTCCATGCTTGTAACGGAATCACTCTCAACCAACCCCACTGAGTGATTCCCCTGTTAGGTACTACACCGGATGACGTTGTAGCCTTGAACGGCCACCAACTTGCTAATTGACCTTCATTGATGTAAGCGTACTTAACTCTAGTGGGAGGGTCGAAAGGACTACTAACAGAATATGAACCTTCATATATAGGATTAGTCCAACTAAACAATCCATATCCTGAGAATGCAGGTGGACCTGCTAATTCATGCGAGTATAGTTCAGGATGTGGATTCTTCCACGTATACGTAGGATCCCATGTGTTAACATTCTGCCTAGTCCAGTTATCATATGGTGGGCTATTACCTAATGCAGGCAAAAATTTTCCACCTGTAGCCGCATCTTGACCTATAGATAATAGATTATTATATGTCGTTGCTGTGATAGTGCCGACCGATAACAGTGGATTAAGTTTGCTTGCCGCGCCCCTAAAGAATGCATCATTGATAGACCATGTGATCCACTTAAGTGATGTTTCTTCTACTGTCCTACCGAATGTTAAATTATTTGAAGTTTTAGCATAGTCAGCATTAGAACCGGGAACCTCAGTCCATGTCAGTTTATTACTGCCCATGTAACTTTCAGCCGTAGGGTTTATCCAGAAACCGATATTATCTAATATCGATCCTATTACGTTTACGCCTAAGGGACTTTGTTTACCGGTATCTGCCATGACTTACTCGACATACACGTTATCGCTACCCTGAACTATCTTATGTCCGCAGTCGTTTCCGCTGCCAACTCTAAGCACAGGAGAGTGTTCTGCGAATACTGTAGGACTACCGTCAGTGGTTTTAGCCGCTTGGTGCGGCTTCTTATTCTTTTTTGGATCGTGCGGGGTGATGTCGCTCTTATGTAGACCTACAGCAATATTGTTACAGAATACCGTCTCGGCTCCGCGTACAATCTTTCCTCCTGTAGTATTTTTATCACCCTTGCGACTTAATTGTGGCATGTATCATCCTAATATCATTTTCTTAGAAGGGACACTGATTCCGGTAGTCGCTTCGATGTACTTCATCTTGACTGCCTCTTCTGTATCCGCAACTAGAGCAATGCTATTAGTATTTAGTCTGACATTTCCACGCTGGTCGTTAGTGAACAAACTGGGCATCAACCCCATTCCTTGAGGACCCGGGGCTACTGAAACCGGGCTAGACACTATGACGTAATTATCTTTAACCTCTATCACTTTAGCGACTAATTCTTCACCGCTGTTTAACTTAAATGTGTATGTTTCGTTTTTGTTGATATCCATATTATGCTCCAAATTTCTGTTGTAGTTCAGTGAAACCACCGACATATTCATCGTCTATGAATATCTGCGGAACTGTTCTTGCTGAGGGAACTGCTTCTAATAACTGTTCTTTAGTATATCCGCTACCAATCTTACGTTCTTCGTAAGTGATGCCCTTTTGTTCTAGCAATCTTTTTGCGCGGTCACAAAAACCGCAGTAATCCTTACTCCAAATTACAGCCTTCATATTTTTCTCCTTGTGTATTATATATTACAGGGAAGGTAGGTCGTCGTAATTTAATTGGTCGCTCATGACCCCAATCACGTAATTCGTACTCTCATTTTCCTGTAATGCCGTCTGCTTTTTACTGGTCTCGCTATGTTTATTGAACCAGGGTATCGGCGTGTTTTTAGGTGCAGGGCTTTGATATTTGATACCGACTTCTTTAAGTGCTGTGTTGGCTGTGTAGTCAACAAAGTCCTTCAATATGTTAGCGTTAAGACCGATAACGCTGCCTTTCTTGAACAAGTAGTCTGCCCATTCTTTCTCTTCGCGAATGACATCCATATACAATGTATATACTTCTTGTTCGCACTCTTGCTTTGCTCTTGCGAATCTATTATCTTCTTTAACCACTTGATTGATCATATATGCAGTCCAATCTTTATGCATGATCTCATCTTGTAAGATGAGACTGATGATATTCCCGTTACCGATAAAGATTTTATTCTCAACCATTGCTAAACTTGTAGCAAAACTAACCATGAATCTAAATGCTTCTAATGCATAACTTGCGTTGAGTGCTAGCCATATAGCCTTGATGTGATGACTCTCGGCAACTTCTGTGCCTGTTTCTTTGAAGCAATTTAATTGGTGTAATTTTTCATAGTAGTCGCCTACACTTGATGCCATGTCTACAATTTCTTTAGTGTCGTGGATTGTGTTGAACACATCCTTGGGCACATTATAGATGTTACGAATGATGTGACTGTAACTGCGGCTATGGATGTTTGTCTCAAAGAAACTCCAATTGAACATCAATGCTTCTAACTCAGGTAGGCTGACGACCGGAGTGAATATCTGACTGGGCCCACGTCCTTGTAAACTGTCAAGTGCTGTCTGGCGTAATAGATTGCTTGTGAAGATATGTTTGACGGCATCTGTTGCATCTTTGAAATCGTTGGCATCTTTTGTCAAACTAACTTCTTCGGGTACCCAAAAGAAACCACGAGCCGTCTGTTCTAGTTTTTGTAATTTGGGATACTTGACTTCTTCAAAACGTTGAATTGTTACTGGACCCTCTTTGTCCAAGAACATTTTACGACTAGAATAATCTGTTTTTGTTTTTAAATTATATTGTTCTTTGCTCATATTAGTGTTTCTTTTTGTAATCTTCTATCGCTGCCTTGATAGCATCTTCGGCTAAAATGCTACAATGTATCTTGACTGGAGGCAATGCTAACTCCTCAGCAATTTGGCTATTTTTAATTTCTCCGGCTTCGTCAAGGGTTTTTCCTTTGACCCACTCTGTAACAAGACTGGAACTCGCGATTGCCGAGCCGCAGCCGTACGTTTTAAATTTAGCGTCTGTAATAATACCTGTATCATTGTCAACCTTTATCTGTAATTTCATAACGTCACCGCAAGCAGGTGCGCCAACCATACCAGTACCAACACCAGTATCGGATTTATCAAAACTACCCACATTTCTTGGGTTTTCATAATGATCTACTACTTGTGAACTATAAGCCATTATATCATCCTTTCTTAAAGTTTGCAAGACTCGCAATCGCCATCTTCTTCAAATACTTCTTGTTTAACAACTTCATGGCTTTCTTCTACAACTCTAGACCCAGCCTTATTGATGAGGCTGTAATAGAAAGTCTTCAATCCATATTGATGAGCCAGCATTAAATTCTTTGCTATCAACGTAGTAGGAACTTTGCGATCTGTAAAATGTGCGGGATTGTAGAATGTGTTTGTTGATATACTTTGATCTACGTATGCTGCCAATACTGCTGAGGTCTTGATATAACCTAAACAATCTTTCTGTTCCCACATCAACTCATATTTATTTTTTAACTTTTGATATTCGGGTACAACTTGTGTAAAAGATCCAGCCTTGCTCTCCTTAACTGAGATAAGTGACATAGGCATCTCAATACCATTAGTACTATTAATAACCACAGAACTAGACTCAACAGGAGCAATGGCCATAAGTGTTGCGTTTCGTACCCCATGTTGTTTCATTTCCTTTCTCAACGATTCCCAGTCGAGTTCAGGGGTGAAATTAGCAAGTTCATTCACGCCTTTAGCACGTAACTCCCATGGAAACTTACCTTGACCATAACGTGTCTTGTCACTATCTACACACTTGCCGCGCTCTTTAGCAAGTTCAACTGTTGCTTCTGTGAGATAAAATGCCTGATGTTCCATCCAAGTCTTAACTTCTTGCAAACTATCTTTCTCACCATATCGCATTCCGCGTTTGGCATGCCAGTATGCTAGATTAGTTACACCAATGCCTAATGGTTGAATCTCATCATTGCTTAGTTTACTTTGTATGCTTAAGAAATCTTGGTAGTCCAGTATGTTGCATAGGCTACGCTGTAGAACGCGGCAAGCTCTACGCATATCTTCAGGGTTTCTGAATGCGCCCCAGTTAATGGACCCCAGAGTGCAAAGTGCAATTCGACCGTTATGATCGTCAAGACGCTTAAAAGATTTAGTAGGAAGCAGAATTTCACAGCAAAGGTTACTTTGATAAATTGTATGGTATTCCGGGTCGAACGGCCCTTGGTTCATGACATTATCTATGAATACCAAATAGATACGTCCCGTGTCAGTTCTTTCTTTTAATATGCCACCCTTGAACACATCTTCAGCATTCATGGTTTTCTTGCGTAAATCTTTACGTTTCTCATATTTGACGTAAAGTTCTTCAAACTTCGCGCAATCTGAATAGAATGCTTCGTATAAGTCTGGAACTTCGTTGGGGTCAAAAAATGTTATGTTTTCTCTGTTTTTGAATCGTCTCCAGAAGAAACTACTAAGCACAACCCCATAATCCATATGACGGACTCGGGTTTCTTCGGTTCCTTGATTGTTCTTAAGAACAATAAGATCATCAAACTGATAATGCCAAATGGGATAAAATACTGTAGCACTTGCATTTCTAATACCTCCTTGTGAACAACTGCGTAAATCTCCGAACCACTTCTTCAAGAAAGGTATCATTCCCGTGTGCATAACTTCGCCACCGCGTATAGGACTACCTAATGGGCGCAATCTACCTATCTCAAGGCCAATGCCAGCGCGTTTGCTAGCATACTTAGCCATCATCTCACCTGATGCAAAAATGCTGTCAAGGTCATCATCACTACGGATAAGAACGCAAGAACTAAACTGTTTGGTCGGTGTTCCGAGGCCAGCGAGTACAGGAGTAGCAAGAGTGAACAAACCATCACTAGAAGCATTATAGTATTCCTTTACATATTTTAGTCTTTGACTCTTATCTTCTTTGTGCATCACAGTCGCGGCAGCGACCATATAGCGAACTTGGGGAGTCTCATAAATCTCTTTTGTAGCACGGTTGCGTACAAGATATTTCTCAATCAATTGTTCAATAGCGGCATAACTGTATTGTTCATCTTTCTCATGATCGATGAATTCTTCCATCTTATTCCAATCATCTTCACTATACCAATCAAGTAATTCGCTGGTATAGAGTCCGGACTCTATGTTCTTTTTTACTATCTGAAACAAGTGTGGAGGATTATACTGCCCATAGACATCTTTACGTAACATGCTAAGACGTTGCTTACCAGCAACATATTGATAATTAGTATGTCCTACATCTGGATTATGTTCGATATCGATAAGGTCTACTATGGCGCGTAGAGTGATCTCATCAATAGTTCTTGTGGTTATACCGTCATAAAAGTGGGGCTGTGCTTTGATCTCAATCATGGACTGAGAGATGTCTGCTATTCCATTACATACTTTTGCTACTTGTTGTTGCCATTTTTCAACGGCGAGTGGTTCTGTCTTTCCAGACCTTTTTATTACATTTATTTTCATTGTTAACCTATCTTAGCAGTCAGTGGTGATATATCGAATGTCTTAATTATCGTAAAATCGCTGATGTGATTATTTACTACTGTCTCGGGCCAGTAATTCAACACATATTTTGCGTCATCGACAAGGACTAATACCACTTCATTGCTATTATCGTCTTTTGCTAGGACAAGTTCAAGATTTTTGGTGCCCGTGAGTAAAAAGGTATAAATCATACCCAATGCTCTAGCGTAATAACAAAAGTTGTTATCTGCTAGTAGTTGCCACGGGTCAGGCCAGTCTTTTATATAATCAGTATGTAAATAATAATTACTGATTGGGGCTCTTTGCCAGAATCTATCTATCTCTATGCACTGCTGGGCAACATCCAAGTCTTTTATAGTATCCCTTAATTCAGCCCAGGTCTTAAGTCTAAGTTCGTAATCGAACAAGAAAATGTTAGTCACATTGTACTTATCAATTGTTTATCTCACCGTACATATTGCTATTACCAAACGCTCTTACTGCTCGTATGAAATCATCTGCTGTTAATTCATTTTGTTCAAGCACTATAACAACAC